GGCTACTGATTACACAGCATTAGCAGATACATTACTTAGCAAAGAGGCTAGCCACGAGCACGCAAAGAATTATTTTAAGCGTGTGTTTCCACTATCTACCAAGATAGAAGAAGTTAGATACGACCTTTTATCTACAGGTGAAAAGAAACAATATACTCGTGCTATCCAGGCTAGAGAAACAACATTTAATATCTATGCTGCCTCTCCTACACAGGAAAACATACGAGGCACAGAGTTTGGTATGTGGCAAGCAGTTATAGAATGGGCTGACTACAATGCAAAAGGTAAGAACCTAGCATTACGTGCCATCTCAGGTGCTAGTGATAACATCAAGACCAGAGCATTAGAATTGTTAGGTGTATGATGGGTAGAATATCAAACCATAAAGAATGTAATGTATGCAGACAAAATAAAATAGTAGTATCCGAATCATTATTTGCTAATGGTTTGTATGGCTATTGGTGTGATGACTGCGACAAAGCAGAAGGTGCTACTCATTCACAAACATCTATAAAGGTTAAATAATGGGTAGAAATTTTGCTACAGAACTAGCCAGTTCTGATACAGATTTAGAGTGGCAAATTAAACTACACTTACGACACAACCATTATCCAATGGTTCCAGTATCTATGGTAAAGCCTTGTATTCAGGCTATTGAAGCCTGTAATGAAGAGTGCTACAATAGAATGATAGAACTACCTGATGGAGTTCTCTGGCGTGGCCAGAGTTCAGCGCCTGCCCACGCCATTGTGGAAGGTCACCACTTAGAACCGTGGTTATTACAAGAATAGGAGATAGTATGACAATATATTACAGTGAGATAGATGGTGCCGAACCAACAGTATCTATCCAGGTAAAAGATACTAAGTATACCTTTACCAATGAATCACTTGCTAGATTAATAGAAGAAAAAGATGCTTTTAAACTAGAACTAGCACAGGCAGAACGTAAATTAAAGAGTGCTCAGTTTGATGTGCGAGAGTTTTTTCAGGCTAGATATGAAGTAGATAGCAATGAAATCCTAGCCGAAGTAGATGATGTTAATAACCTGCTTATTAATATAGGCAGCGAAGAATTAACTAAATCTTGGTCAGCAACAGTAAACATTTCAGTTACAGTTACAGGTCTAGAAGCACCTAATGCTGAAGTAGCAGAAGACATCATTAAAGATAGTATTGATGTTAACTTTACCTCAGATGGTGATGTATGGGTAGACGACATTTCGGTAGAGTCGGTTCATCCTGAATCTTAGTATGTGATATACTAATCTTGGGTGCCCTGATTTCGGCTATCTCCTTTCTCAGGGCAACCCATAAGGGAGAGTAATGGCAAAAGTAGAAATAGAAAGAGATAGATATGGTAGGCCATTAATAATTCCACCAAAAGGTGGTAAACCAGTGGCTTATACACGAGCAACAACTATTGCTAATTCATTAGATGATGCATCAGCATTGACCGCTTGGAAAATGCGAATGGCAGCAATTGGTTTAACTACACGACCAGATATATTGCTATCAATAACAGCAGCACAAGATGATAAGTTAGCAGTTAATTCTTTGATTGAAGATGCTATGGAAGTAGCAGGTGCAAACAAAGCAGCCAACATAGGTACAGCAATTCATTCATTTGCTGAACAATTAGATTTAGGACATGACTTAGGTGTGGTACCACCAGAGTGGATGCCAGATGTAAAAGCCTATGAACAAACAACTAAAATTCTCAACAAACAGTTCATTGAACAGTTTAGTGTGCTAGACAAATATAAAATTGCTGGCACACCAGACAGAGTTGTTGAGTATAACGGCGAGTTATTTATTGCAGATATTAAAACTGGTCGTATAGACCATCCAAGTAATATTGCAATACAGTTAGCAATATATGCTAACGGCTTGCCGTATGATACTGCCACGGCAACCCGTGGTACATGGGGCGAAGTAAACAAAGATAAAGCAATCATTATTCATTTACCCGCAGGAACTGGAACGTGCAAGTTATTGTGGATAGATATTAAAGAAGGCTGGAAAGGTTTACAATTAGCCATGAAAGCAAGAAAGTGGCGAGACCAGAAGGGTTTAACCACTACATTTGAATAGGAGAAAAATGAGTAGCACTGAAGCACCAATCAGTATCAATCTCAAAACAGCAGGAGGCACACAAATAACTTTGCGTGCAGAAACAGCAGACCAGTTTGCTGACATGATTGCACAAGGTATACACATTATTACCGATGCAGTTACTGAAGTAGAACTAGCAGTAAAGGGGACATCAGCAAATAAGCCAATGTCCGTAGCAGATATTGCTTCTAGTTTTAATGCAAACATTTTATCTACAGAATCAAGTGGAGAAGAAACAGTTGAAGATAAATGGGGTAACACTTGGGTATACAACAAGCCAGGTGCACCATCATGTGAACGAGGAGTTATGGTTCTTAAGTATGGAAAAGCACAGGCAACTGGCAAACCATACAAAGCATTCTATGACCCAGCAGCAGGTCCTCGTTGGACAGGTCCAAAAATTCCAACTGAACTACGTACTAAGCCAATCTTTGCTTAGTATTTAACAGTAAACGGGGGCTGAGTCGTGGTGCCCAGCCCCCGTTTATATTAAAGGAGAGTAATGAAAACATTAATTAGAAGTGTTAACAATACAAATGTAGGTGGTGAGCCACTACCTGCTGTGTTTAAAGTATTTGAAAATGCAGGAATAATATTACGTAGGGCAGAAGTAACAGTTATTGCAGGTACTCCAGGTGCAGGCAAGTCATCAATTGCATTGGCAATTGCGGCTAAAACTAAACTACCTACTCTTTACTTTAGCGCAGATACTAATGCACATACTATGGCTATGAGATTAATTGCAATGACAGGAAACATTAGCCAACAACAAGCAGAACAATTAATTAAACGTCAACCAGAAAAAGCAAAAAAAGTATTAGCCAATGGTAATCATTTGTTTTGGTGCTTTGAATCCAGCCCAACACTAAAAGATTTAGATGAAGAAGTATCAGCATTTGAAACCATTTGGGGCAAAAGCCCAGCACTTATAGTTGTAGATAATCTTATGGACATAGCAATGGATGGACATGATGAGTTTGGTGGCATGCGTGCAGCAATGAAAGAACTTAAGTATCTAGCCAGAGATACAAACGCAGCATTACTTGTATTGCACCATACTAAAGAAGGATATGAAGGTAGTCCGTGTCAACCAAGGTCATCAATTCAAGGATTAGTTAATCAGATACCAGCAATGGTATTAACTATTGGTCAGATGAAACAAGCAGATATGAATTACCTATGTGTAGCAGCAGTTAAGAATCGCTATGGTAAGGCAGACCAAACAGGTAACAACTATGTTACTCTTGCATTCAACCCAGAATCTATGTATTTAGATGATGTTATGATTCGTTATATGCCACAACAACAGGAGTTTGAATGAGTAATCCACGCAAAGCAAAGGGTTCCAGCGCAGAAAGAGATGTAGTTAATTGGTTAAAAAAATGGTTCCCATATGTAGAGCGTAGAATTGCAGGTGCTCATTTAGATAAAGGAGATATAGCAGGAGTTAATGGTGTAGTTATAGAAGTAAAAAACCATAAACGATTAGATTTATCTGCCTGGATAAAAGAGTTAGAAGTAGAAATTAAAAATGATAAAGCATGGACAGGTGTAGTTATACACAAACGAATAGGTAAAGGAGATGTAGGAGAATGGTACGCAACAATGCCAGCAAAAATATGGATAGAATTAATTAAGAAGATTAATGAACAAGCATGATATATCTGCCTACTTAATGCACGTAGGCGCCACCCTGCCAGCCGTGGGGCATGGTTGGCGCAAAATGAAATGTCCATTTCACGGTGATAAACATGCATCAGCAGCCATTAATTATGATGAAAATAGATTTAAATGTTTTGGTTGTGAAGCATCAGGCGATGTATATGATTTAATAATGTATAGACAAGGAGGTAATTACATTGAGGCTATCAAATTCGCAGAGAGCATATCTCTTGCAGGCAGCAGACCAGTACGCAAAACATCTGCATCTAGCAGAGGAATATCTTTCAACCCGTCATCTCTCGGTAGAAGAGGGCAGAAGTTTTAATTTAGGTGTAGTAGCAGAACCATTACCAGGGCATGAAGCATACAAAAATAGATTAGCAATCCCTTATATAACCCCATCAGGTATTGTTGATATACGATTTAGAACTACTAATAACCATGAAGACCCTAAATATATGGGTATGCCTGGCGCTAAAACTACAATGTTTAATGCACAAGTTGTATTAACAGCAGGTAGTTATGTATGTGTAACTGAAGGTGAATTAGATACAGTAGTATTATCAGTCAAAACAAGACATCCATCAGTTGGTATTCCTGGAGTTAATAATTGGCGACCATACTATACAAAAATATTAGATGATTTTGAAACAGTAATTGTATTAGCAGATGGTGATAATGCTGGATTAGAATTTGGTAAAAGATTAAGTAGAGAATTACATAATGTTAATTTATTACAAATGCCAGAAGGTCATGATGTTAATAGTATAATTGTACAAGAAGGAAAGGAGTGGATAGATGAACGAATCAAAAAATGTTTGGGACAATCCTGAAGATTTTTGGCAACATGTAAAGTCTAATAAAAAATTGGTTGGCATAGCAGTATCTGACGAACAAGGTTTAGATATTTTAAATGCATTAAGAGACATTTATTTACGAGTAGAAGAAGAACCAAGTGATGCAAAACAAATGTTAACTATGTTGGGAATAGTATTATTAGCAAGTAGTGAAGGAAATGGTAAAATTATTTCTAATGAAATAGCAGTACAAGCAGCAATGGAAGAGTTTGAAATACATATGAATAGGATATTAAATGAAGAATCCAAATGATGTTGATATAATTCTTAATGAATTACGTAGTATTATGATGAAAAAACAAGAAGATTATGGACCTCTGAATATAGCCCTTGCCCCTGGTGGGGCTATGAATGGGCTGCGTGTAAGAATGTATGATAAGTTGGCTAGATTAAATAACTTGGCTGATAAGGACGCCACGCCTAATTTTGAATCCATAGAAGATACCCTTATAGATTTGGCTAACTATGCCATAATAGGACTATTGGTACAAAGAGGACAATGGGAAGGCACAGGCTAAATAGTGACTGAGGCGTGGGTACAAGATTATGATTTGCTTGTATCCTCCCTTGCCATAGAATATTCCAGAAAATATTCTATAGTTGAAACTGCAGATATAAAACAAATTTTATGGATGTGGTTTGTTACTCATCCAAATAAATATACAGAGTGGTCTAAGTTACCACCAAAAGATAAAGAAAAATTAATTGCTAAATCATTACGTAATGCAGCCATTACTTATTGTGAAAAAGAAAAAGCCCGTAAATTTGGGTACGATATGATTGACCTTTATTATTATGACCCATCAGTTATTGAAGCATTTTTGCCATCTATTATTTCAGATAGTTATGAAATACCTAGCAAAATTAAAGACCTTAATTTTAAACCAGATAAATCAGGCCAAGTTACAGATGGAAATAATTGGTTAGTTCTTAGAGCAGATATAGAAAGAGCATACAACAAACTAACAGAGGCAAAACAAAATATTTTAAGATTAAGATTTTCTGTAGAAAATTGCGAGTGGACAGAACTTGGTAAAGAATTAAATACATCTGCTGATGGTGCAAGAATGAGAGTTAGCCGTGCAATTAATTCTTTAATTAGAATACTAGGTGGATGGCGTACTTATGTTGATACAGATAACTTAGAAGTTAAAGAAGAAGAAAATGACACAAGAGCCTAAAGAAATAAAAGATTTATTTAAAAAAGATTATAGCAAGGCTATGGATTTACGAGGCCATCCCATTGGGGATGTATGTGTATGTGGTTCAGAATTATTTACTGCTATAGTAGCCTTTGAAATGGGAGAAATAGTCTTTTACTTTTTGGATGGTGAGTGTGTAAATTGTGGTTCACTAGTCACTTTACCCACACCAATAGAC